ATGAGGAAAAGATTCAGAAGGCTTATGTTGAGAAGGCATCCAAGTGGAGCAACCTCAACCAAAAGGCTGACGAACTCGGTTCAATGTTGCGCAAAGTCGCAGCAGTTGACGAGAACCTCGCAGTCGCTGTTGAACGAATGCTTGACTCTGTAAACGCACAAGCAGAATCAGCAGAAATCTTTGAAGAACTCGGAACACAAAAGTCGGCTGACTTGGGTGGTTCTGCGTTTGAAAAAGTTCAGTCACTTGCAAAAGCGGCTGTAGTAAACGGTGAATTCAAGACAGTTGAACAGGCTGTCGCAGGAGTCATCGCTAAAAACCCAAGCATGTACGCCGACTACCTCGCTGAGCAGCGAGCATAAGTTCCCAGAGCAATAGGAGAAAAACCCCATGGCATACGAAATTTCCAACAACGCAGTCAAAATCACACTGCCTGCTGGCGAAGACCTTAGTGCAAAGCAGTATTACTTTGTGAAGGTGAACTCGTCAGGTGCAGCAGTCCTTTGTGCGGCAGCAACTGACAAGCCAATCGGCGTTCTTCAGAACGACCCAGCATCAGGTGAAGAAGCCTCAATTTTGGTTGTCGGTTGCACCAAAGTGGTTGTTGCTGCTTCCTCAGATGAAGGAACTGTTATCGGAACCACTTCGGCAGGTAAGGCAACCCCTTATGTCGCTGGAACTGACACCACCAAGTACATCGTCGGCTCGGTAATCCTTGCCGCTGGTGCAGATAACGAAATCGCAACAGCAGTTGTCAACTGCGCATCCGCAGCCCGTGGTGCGTGAGAAAAACCTCTAAGAAATAAGGAGCAGATAGAAAATGCCACAGCCAACACAAAATCAGGTGCATGTTGATGCAATTCTGACGAACATCAGCGTCGCCTACATGCAAATGCAGGACAACTTCATCGCCTCAAAGGTGTTTCCTGTTGTTCCTGTTTCAAAGCAGAGCGACAAGTTCTTCACTTACACGAAGAACGACTGGTTCCGTGACGAAGCGCAACGCCGTGCAGACGCAACCGAATCAGCAGGTGGCGGATACAACCTCGGCACTGACTCATATCAGGCAGATGTTTACGCATTCCACAAAGACATTGGTGACCAGACCCGTGCAAACGCAGACGCACCTATCAATGTTGACCGTGAAGCCGCTGAGTTCGTAACCAGCCGTTTGATGCTCAAGATGGAGACACAGTTTGTTTCCTCATTCTTCGGTTCAGGTGTATGGGCAACCGACTACACTCCAAGCAACTTGTGGAGCGACTACACCTCGTCAGACCCATTGAACGATGTTGAAACTGGCAAGCGAGCAATCCTCGCAACCACTGGTTTCGCACCGAACACCTTGGTTCTCGGTTATGATGTGTTCAAGACCCTCAAGAACCACCCTGACCTCGTTGACCGCATCAAGTACACCTCGGCTCAGACACTGACCGAAGGTTTGATGGGTTCACTGTTTGACATTGACCGAGTATTGGTCGCAAAAGCAGTGAAGGCAACCAACAACGAAGGTGGCACAGCCGCTTACGACTTCACCCACGGCAAGAACGCCCTGTTGTGCTACTCAGCACCATCGCCAGGACTCTTGCAACCATCAGCAGGATATGTCATGTCATGGACAGGCGTATCGGGTGGTTTGGGAGCAACTATCGGCACCAGTCGCCTCCGCTTGGATGCTTTCCGTGCAGACCGCATTGAAGCAGAAACTGCTTTTGACATGAAGGTAATCGGTTCAGACCTCGGTTACTTCTTCTCGTCAGTCGTAGCCTAATTCCCTCAATTCCTAAGGAGTAAAAGATGGCAAACCGTCTTACAAAAGGCAATGGGCTGTTCGGTTCTTTGCGAGTTGCTGGCGTAATTGCTGGTGCGACTCACACAGAAAGCACGACAGTTTCCACGCTTACAGACGCAGCAGAAACTTTGACAGCCGCACAGGTTGTTACTAACGGTGGTTTGTTGGTGGGTACTCCAACGGCTTCACGGGCTAAGACAATTCCAACAGGAACTCTTACTTGTGCAGCGTTGAAGGGCTACGCAGTCGGTGACACTTTTGATGTGTCAGTAATAAACCTTGCCGCCGCAACTCACCCACTTGTTATCACTGCTGGAACTAACGCAACGATTGTCGGTTCGGCAACTGTCGCAGCAGCAACATCAGCGTCATTCAAGGTTCGTGTCTCGGCAGCCAACACTGTTGTGTGGTATCGGGTAGCATAAACTTCGGTCATAGTGACCAAAGTGTCCAAAGATTCGGAGGAAATATGGCTTACAAAGTAACAAAGCCGATTCAGCAAAACGGCTCAGTTATTCCTGCGGGAACTATCGTTGATGCTTCAAGTTGGCGCAAT